AATCTCATTTTAAATCCCGACCTTTTTATGGTTTCTACTGGAATCCAGGAAACAGATTTTACTCGTCTTAAAGGTATCCTTTCGGCGATTGAGTGTAACTGGATTTGTATTGATATTGCGAATGGTTATATTCAGTCTCTTGTCCAGTTTTGCAGGCGTGTTCGCGAAGAGTATCCCGATAAAATTATCGTTGCTGGAAATGTAGTTACCCGCGAAATCGTCGAAGAACTTATTCTCAATGGTGGTGTTGATGTTGTTAAAGTCGGCATTGGACCCGGAAGTGCTTGTCTCACTCGTATGAAAACAGGTGTAGGTATGCCTCAGTTATCTGCTATTATGGAGTGCGCCGATGCAGCTCATGGTGTCGGGGGACATATTATTGGCGATGGAGGTATTACTTGTCCGGGTGATATGGCGAAGGCATTCGGTGGTGGTGCCGATTTCGTCATGGTTGGTGGCGCATTTTCCGGCCATGACGAAAATCCTGGAGAAATTATAACCAACCCGGATGGTTCCCAAAGTAAACTATTTTATGGAATGAGTTCTTCACACGCCATGACTAAACACTATGGTGGTATGAATGACTATCGCGCATCCGAGGGCAGAATTGTTCGCGTCCCATACCGCGGTCTTCTTGAATACACAGTTCTTGATTATTTGGGAGGGCTACGAAGCACTTGTACATATATAAATGCGTCTTGTATTAAACACATGCCGCTGTGTACTACATTTGTTCAGGTTTCACAACAACTTAATACCTCGCTTGTATCGTAATTATATATAGTCACTATATTTCTGACTCAATATTTCGATTATTATTTTATCGAAATATTGTAGTGTATACTATAATATTTTTATCTCGCATACATAAGACCAGCATTACCAGACATAAATGTAACGACGTTGTATCTTTCTTCTAAAATAACCAAATTATAGTTGTAGTCATATATACGCCATGTCGGCTTATTTACACCACTCGGTATTTTCGTTGCAGGGTCACAAATTGTCAGAAAATTTGCACTCGGGTCCAATGGTGGATAAAAAGTTGTGAACTCAAATTGAACATTCGAAAACTTACTTGTATTAAGCGCTCCAGTCGGCTGTAAGTTAAGCGGGTTGGTATCTAGACAAAAATTATAACAATATAAACCATCAACACCTTCTCCGCTAGTTCTTACGTATTTTTCTATATAGTTATATACACCTGCATCTAGCACATTTTCACGATACTTTCCATCCAATAAAATAGCCATATTTAGTAATATATTACGCTGATTATCTACACTAAATGGTTGTGTAACAAAAAATCCTGTATTATTACCTGTTAATGTATTGTAACCTGGACCAATGGTTCCAGTCGGTCCACCAGGACACATAACGCTTATCCCGGTGTACCATCCGTTATACTGACTACCTGGGTTAACAGGAGCAGGTATGATATTAACAGGCAAATAATTATATGGCCAATTCGTATAGTTGCTCCACTGATTTCGTAAGTTAATATCACTTCGCTGAAAATAAAACATCCAACTACTTACCATACCGAGCGTATTTTCTAGCCATACACGCTGTGATCCTGTAACATTCTCAAAATTCCATTCATATGCAGACTTGATTAAATATTTTTGCTCTGATGCTGCAAATGTCTTCGCTTCCTCGTTTGATAAAAATCCGTATGTGCTAATCAAATGTATATCTGCATTCCATTCTGACTGTGCCGGATTCTGATAATCGGAGGAATTTAAACTTACACTGGGCGGAGACTGGAGAAATCTATACAGCTGCATATATTCGTTTGTATAATTTGGACGAACAATAGGCCACCCGTTTTGCGGGTCCATAACATCACGAATCGTGTATAAATCTTGTATCGGTCTCATAACTACGTCTATCTTTAGCTGGTTATACTGAAGCGCGATTAGCGGAAACGCCATTTTACTTGAAAGAGTAAACCATGCATTTATCGGTATATATAATTTACGACTTCGAATTGAAGGTTCTGCACCTTGAGGCAAAGTAACATAGTATGCATTAGGATACATATTTATTCTACTTTCTGCATTTCCTGGATCATTTAGCTCTGCAGTATTTCCCGTCATTTCATTATATAGCGCTCTCTTGGTACCCAAAAAATCACGCTGCACTAGCGCCAATAAATATTTACCCGTTAATACTTGTAATGTTTGCCCTCCAACCGATATACGCACCTCCTTTATCATTTGTGTTCCTAAATTCTCAATCCAGCGAAACTCAAATGGTGCCCATGATGGATGACAATCCGTGGATGCTGGCCATATAGGGCTCCATATTGTTGGAAGTGTAACTACAATATACGTATCCATTAATAAATCGGCATACCTTGGAACATAGAAAGTAAATGTCGAATCAGTAGTTAACCGAAGAGACCTTTGCCCCGTAAAGTCAATTCTAAATTTTTGTAATCCGAAATTTGTATACTTCGCATATGTAGCTTTAAAAAATGTTTTCTTAGGGTTTCCATTTAATATTACATTTTGATTTCCATAAGATACAATATTTAGTAATCCCCCCGTCATTCTTTTTGTTTATAATATTATTATATATATTTAACATATTAATAATTTTTAACAAGTTTTTTATATATATAATTAATATCGTTATATAATTAATATCATTATATAATAATATAATTAAAACTATGTCAGCACCACAACCCGGACAACCACAACCTCCTCAACCAGGTGGAGGTATTAATATTAATTTCTTACCTTCTACCGATGCTATCCGCAAGGCTCTAACTTCAAAAGTGACCCCTATGGCGATTCATTGGTTCGGTATGGCCTTTGTTATCGTCGTATTGCTATGGCTTATCACATACGTTACTACAAAAATTAATTTAGGAAAAACAAATTGCGATGTTATTAAAGAAGTTAATAAAGATTCGCCTCCTACAAAAATAAACTCAAAATGGACTTCATCTAGCTCCCCTGACTATGCTGGGAAAAACTTGCGCGATTTTTATATTAAAACTGCATATAACTGTTGCGCTTCCGGCCAATTTAAGAGTGACTATGTTAGTATGTGTGCTCTACAAAATGCAATTAAGCAAGGTGTGCGCTGTCTAGACTTTGAAATATTTTGTATAGACAATATTCCTGTAGTAGGTGTTTCATCGATTGATATAGTCGGTATAAAACAGAGTTACAATAGTATACCTATTTCCGAAGTTCTAAAAGAATTAAACAATATTGCTTTCTCTGAAACTGCCGGTATATGCCCCAATCCTAAAGATCCATTACTCTTGCATTTTCGTATAAAAACAAATAATGTCAATATTCTTAATATATTAGCAAGTGAAATTGCAGAGAACTTGGGTGATAAATTGTTACCAATTGAATATATGCGCGAATGTAATGGGACAAATATAACAAAACGACCCATTAAGGACTTTATGGGAAAAGTTGTCATTATGGTTGAGAAAAACGGAACAGATAATTCCATGCCTCTTTTGTATCAGTCTAAAAATATGTGGGAGCTTACAAACGTTACTACTAATTCCGTTTTTATTCATGAAAGCCGATATATGGATATTAAGAATTCTAATGATGTAGAAACAATCACAAATTTTAATAAACAAAATATGACACTTGTTCTCCCTGATTTATCTGTATCAAATGCAAACTATATTTCAACCGTTCCACAGGCACTTGGATGTCAATTTATGGCTATGAATTTTCAAAATGTAGACCAGAACTTGCTTACTTATAATGAACTATTTGAAAAGAAAGAGAGTGCGTTTGTTCCAAAACCGGATGAACTTTTATACATACCCGTGTTTATCGACAAGCCTAAACCTTTAGCTAGTTATCTTAGTTATGCTGCTAAACAAGTCGATGGCCCTGGAAGTATTAAAATTAATGCATAAATTTGTACAATAATATTTTTCGATAGTTTTATTATATCATATTAATATAATAGTGTTTTATCATATTAATATAAATATATGTCTATGGATGATACCAATAATACCAATAATACTGATAATAACAATCAAAATAATCCATTAAATGTATTATATTATGAAAATCGAGAATTAGAGTTATTAAAAAATGCAATAAATATTGAAGCTAAAAAACGTGGTGAACGTATTGCACAAAATCCTGTAATGAAGCAGATTATTTCCGTTCTTGAGAAATTTATTCACGATAAACATCTTGTTTGTTATGGCGGAACCGCGATTAATAATATTCTCCCTCCTGTAGACCAATTTTATAACCGAAATTTAGAAATACCAGACTATGATTTCTTTTCACCAAATGCGATGAATGATGCAAAAGCCTTGGCCGATATTTACTTCCGTCTTGGATTCTCTGATGTAGAAGCGAAGGCCGGTGTTCATTACGGTACTTATAAAGTATTTGTCAACTTTTTTCAAATCGCGGATATTACACAACTAGACAGTAAACTATTTAGTAGTCTTAAACGAAACGCAATTATTAAGGATGGTATTCTCTACTCTCCTCCTAATTTTTTAAGAATGGCGATGTATTTAGAACTCTCGCGCCCCGGTGGAGATATCACGCGTTGGGAAAAGGTTTTAAAGCGTTTAAATCTTCTCAATAAAAATTACCCACTTAAGGCTGAAAAATGTGACCCCGAAACATTTCATCATTCTTTCTCTGCGCGTTCAAAAACAAAACAATATTATTATCAAAAAGAACTTATACAAAATGTTATAAAGGATATCGTATCTGAGGAAAAGTTAGTTTATATAGGAGGTTATGCTAATGTGCTTTATTCGCGTTATTTGAAAAATCGTGAAAAAATGTATCTAACAGAAATACCCGATTTTGATTTGTTATCTACTACACCCGATAAAACTGCAAAAAAAATAAAGGAAGAATTGGAAAAAAAAGGAGTTATTAATGTTACGGTTCAGACGAAGCCGTCTATACCTGAATATTTATCTACACATTATGAGG